TAGGGTTGTCAAGAACACCTGTGAGAGATACACCGAGGAGCCTTTCTTCGTTACAGTTCTTCTGCCAAATCTTCCTCAGATACTGGAAGTTTGTAAATGTACTTTGGATTGTGCCAAGTATCGTAGCCACTCTAACTTTTTCTGCAAGAGTTCCGTGCGTGTCTGTAGGTCGGACGACAACTTCTGTAAGGTTACAGAACTGATATGGTCGGAGAATGATCTCTGAGCAAGGGTTAGTTCCGAATTCATGACCAACGTCTCGCCGACCATTTCGCTTAGCAATTGCTTTACAAGCGTGTCGAGAGAAAAAACCTCGCTCTCCTGATTTACTGTCATAAAGAGCTTTCCATTCTTTCATGAAGAAGCCGACGTCTGGTTGCTTAGTGGTATAGACTGCAGAGTTATTAGCAAGGGCACGATGTCCTGCATCGACCCACCAGGCTCCTGACTTTGCCGTACGAAGACGTTCATCGTCTGGATCAGACAGCGAGATCATCGCACTACGACGTACACCACCTACGACTACTACGTCGGCGATCTTGCACATCAAGTCGTGACATTCTAGTGAACTAAGCTGCCGTCCGGCTGCACCACGAAAGAGGCGAATAGTGAATTCAAAAAGGTCAACCAGAGGTCCGGGTCCGCTAGCACGCCCACCAAAGGTCCTAAGTCTTTCGCCTGCACCTCGTACTCGACTGACATCCCATTTGGGAAGTTGACCTGCATACAAAAGGGCGATGAGTTCTCGGAAGGATCGTGCCCAACCTTCCTTTGAATCTGCAACGTGTATGACGCTAGAGGTTTCCTCGAAGGTTTCTGCAACGGGAGGGAGTCCATGGATATATTTCTTCTCTACTGAGTAGCCGACGCCGGTGCCGCACATCAGGATGTACACGCATTCGTCAAAGCTACGAGGGGAATCAACCGGCATATAGGCACAGTTGTAGGCAGGGACATGACAACGATCCATCGCAGGACCGGCTGTCATAAGGGCGCGCATTGATGGCATCACTTCGAGGTTGTAGATGGCGTCATGGAGTTGGTAATAATCTCCCCCATCCATACCACCAATTTGATGACTGTAGTAATCCATCAATCGAGTAACTGTTTCGCCCCAGTTCTCACGACGGTTGTCTTTCTCGATCCACTTGGCATAACGCGACTTGAATATAAATTCTTCGAAAACTGTAGGAAAAGGTTCGTTCTTATTTTCATTCGTCAAAATCATTCTCCAAAGTCATACGGTATGCCTGCTGCTCTTTGCTTAGTTTAGGAAAACGAGGATCACGTCCCCGCCATAGCCGCCTCACTCTGCGACGATCCTTGTTCTCGTACTTGTTCATTCCGGTCATTTGTACGGCCTTCTGTCAACTCTTTGTATCTCTCAAGGAAGAGAGTCTCAGCCACGGTCGGAGAGAATCCCACAGGCTTAACACTACGAACAGCACGTAGGTTAGTGTGCCACAGATCATCTTTGCCGGGAGCGATTTGCTGTCGTTCTGCATGGTACATCCTCTTATCTGCCTGATGAACTTCAAGGGAGTGCAACTTCCACGGGCTGAGGTTGAAGCGACGAGCAATGCTAGCCATGGCTGCATCTTCTAGGGCCCGATATTCAGGCAGCAGTTTCTTCAGAGGTGAGGAAACGTCCCCAAGAAAAGCTTCGGCGGCGTCATGGAAGAGACCTTCGAGAGCAAACTTCTTCGGCACTGAAAGACTAACCAGGACAGAATGCTCGGCCACAGAGTAGAAGCGATTAACATGTCCTGTATAACGACATAGATTAGAAAGAGCATGAGCAATGGTAGCAACAGTATATACCGAACTATCAGGATCAAGAAAATCAAAGTATTCTCCGTCGTACACAGAGATGCAGGAAGGAGTTTGTTCCATCAGTATTCTCCGTCTTTTAGACTATCGGGGTCATGATCTCTCCACCACTGGTCACAAGAGAAACAATCTCCTCCTGTTTCGGCATACTCGTCTAGCTCGATAGTCTTACCACAGGTTTCACACCAGCGTTCCGCTTCATGGTCGTGCATCACTTCTCTCCAGTAGCTGACAAACTCTTTTCACGAAGGAGGAACTCCAGTCGTGCTAAACTATTCCAGGCTGCGTGAGCTGCGTGAAGGATTCCCGAATCATTATCCCAAGGACCTTCCTCTGACTCGGAGATAAGGTGGCGAACCAACGCATCACTATAGCGTTCAAATCCTTCGGGTACAGTGGACCATCCCTTCCAGGAATATTTAGTTGCTCCAAAAGTTGAAACAGCAGCAACTGCCCTGATTGCTCCGGGGAAGTAGTCAACGGCTCCTCGCCAAATAGAGGGCTTTCCTGCGTCAAGTTTTGCACCGCCTGACTTGGGATCAGTTCCGTATGGGTCTCTCTCACTGGTGCTGGTAGGGGCTGGAGGATTTCCTTCGTAGTAATACGAGGGCGCGGACCTGGTCCTGATGGCTTCGCCTTGTACGCCATTACTCTTCACCTTCTCCAGAAACATACCCACTTCCGCCAAATACTTCTGTGCTTCTGATTGGCGTGTCCGTTCCGTCTGCATGGTAGTAAACCTCTTGATCTGAACCAAGCCAGAAATAGAACTTGGAGGGGTCAACAAAAGCCATTTCATTAGAACTCTCGTTCTTCGTCATTAGAATCTTCAATTCTCAAATCCTCTTTGATGTCGTCGAGTTTATCGAGGATGTCTTCCTCGAAATAATAGATGATGTCTCGTACAGAGAGTGAAAGAAGCTCGGCTAACTCCCACCCTTCATACCTGTCTGCAAGCGCCTGCTTGATACCTTCCGACAGTTGCTCTTCGTTCATGATACTCATTACACCTTATACTTTACTACGTTTGCCGTCTTGCCAAGAACCACATGAAGTGCATTGAAGACGCTGGATTTTGAATGCCTTTGTACGGCGATAGCCGCGTGACTGTACTTTGTTGGAACCACAGGCACCGCAAGCTCGGGCTTCTTCTCCCATATGGGGATGGTTTGTGATGTAAGGTCTGATCAAGAGATATAGCTTTACTGTTAGGATGACGTCACCGATGCAGTAGTTCTGCATCCTCTCTTGGGCAGCTTCGTCACCCTCCATAACCTTCGTCCAGAGAGAGAAGCCTTCGTGTTTGACTTTGTCACCAAGACCAAGAAACGGCCCGATGAATTCAAGCTTGCCGCTCTGGAAGCCTAGCTTCTTCACAGTCTTGTACAAATCGATTGAAGTCAGAGGAGGTAGAGGAGAGAAACCTTCAAGGAGAAACTCTCCTCTCAGTTTGGTAAGATCGAACTTGTCTCCGTTGTACGTGATGACGGCGTCGGCTTCAGCCATCATGTTGTAGATACCCTTGAGCATTGCCGTACGACCACCAGGCAGCCAGTCAGCAAAGAAGTATGCCTTGTCTTCTCCAACCCAAGTGGCGGCTACACAGATGATGCGAGAGACCTCTACAATCTGGTTGACTGCGACGTTGACGTCAAACAGTTTCCATGCGTAAACAACTGCAGGTTTAGTCTCGATATCCAAGGCGAGAATTTTAGGTGCGGGGTTAAGACCCTTAAGTTCGGCCATCAGCGGCCCTTTCTTTGTAGAAGTAATGATGGCCGATTTGTTTTACAAACAAGAGGTTGCCCCAGCGACCGGGATAGTTTCTGAAGTATGTTGCTCCACCAGAAGGGTCAGTGTCGTCATAAGAGAATCTAAAACTGCGACGAGGCTTCTTTCTGGTGAATTGAGATGACTTGGCCACTCTGCATACATCCCTACCTTCTCTTGTAGATCGGTTAGTGACGACGTGAGCGACAGCTTGTTGACCTTCAATTGACTCTCCTCTAGCTTCAGAGTATACTACATTCTTAAGACACATCAATGCCGCGAGTGTTAGTTTTAACAACCTTCTTCTTTCTTTTGCGCGGAGAACCTTTTTTCATAATGTCCGGTACAAAAAGTCCTGTACCTTCTGTAAGATACTCAGCGGCTCGGGCGAATGCGGAAGGGACTCTGATATGTCCAACAAGGATTTTGTTACACATTCCACAAAGTATTCCATAAATCTCACCCGTCTTATGGTCATGATCTACAGCTAAATTTCGACCCTCTTCTTCAGCAGTCTTACCACAGATTGCACATCCTCCTCCTTGAGAAGCAAGAATGTCTTCGTACTGTTGAGGAGTAAGACCATAAGTACGCATCAAATCGTAAGTGCGTCTATAATCGGCATTAGCTTCACGCCATTTCTTATGGCTATCTTTTTTATATTGATTGCGTTCTGGTTTACGATCTTTATGTTTCCATCTACAAGATGCCGTACAGTATTTATCAGTAGGGCGATACCCTTTGAATTCTGTCTCGCACTCTAAGCAAACAAGAGGATGGATTTTTCTATTTGTACGAAGATGGGAGGATATGCTCACTATTCAACTATCCCATTGTTCTGCCATAGCTTTGGCGATTCCTTGGTAAGTCTTAGAACGTTCTTTCCACCTATCAGGTGAAGGTGGCATTTTCCACACTCTCTGTTCTCTTCCTTCGACGACATTAGTTGGTACGAGAAGTGGCAAACCTTTTAACCAAAGACAAGTTGCTTTAGTTTCTCCATGCCCAAACTGCCAAGGTTGAATTATCTGGTCAGGTTTGCGGAATCGAGAAGAAATGATAGAGATAGGATTTTCTATACACACGCGAGGATAATCAAGATCAAAGAACAACTTGACAAAGTCAAGGGCTTCAAGCTGCTCTGCTTCTTTGTCTTTAAACCACCTAGCCCCGGAGACTGCCAGATGGGTGCAGGGAGGATGAGCAATTATCAAATCCCAAACATAAGGGTGAACAAGTTTCTTTCTAACATCACACTGAAAATGCCGGTCAGAGCCAGCCAAGTCAGGAAGAAGATCACAAGAAAAAGCGTCATGTCCTTTAGCCAAGAAGGCATCTCTCACTACTCCTGAGAACTCACAGGCTACTAAGACTTTCATCACAGGAACCTGTAGACATTTGGTTCCCGAACTACCTTGGTTAGGTAAACAGGACCAGTAGAATAAGCGTAACCCTGGACTTCAGGGAAACAATTGAACTTGTATGCACAATAAGAGCAACCTGTAGCCAACTTCATGTTACCACTCTTACCTTCTGGTACGAAAGGATAGCATTGACTTGGCATCTCATCAGAAGCTAGAACTTCTTTGAGATGTGATATTCTGTCTTCTGGTTTATGGCACGAGGCAATCGATACAGAGACAGGAGAAACACAGATGTCGCCAGCAACCTTATCAAATGCGATGAAGGCTGGACCTTGATCTGGAGTGAGAACATTGGAGTATCCTGAGATTTGTTGGATGTATCCGAAAGGGTCGTCTTCGACAACAGAACCCTCTTTGAACTTCTTGTATCCGAAAGGAGAGGCGCTCTTTACGTCGATGACTACACCGTCGATGATGGCATCGATATGTCCTTTGACTCCTAGAACTTCGACTTCTCTTTGCTCGTCGGAGACTTCGTGGCCACTTTCTTTAGCAAGGTAGAGGATAAGTTCTTCAATGACATGTCCGTAGAGGAACTTGAAGAGAAGTTTGCCATCCATTTCTTCACCTTGAGTTTGCCGTGAGGCAAGCCAAAGTTTCCTGTCTGGTTGACCAAGAGAGGAGAACCTAAGATTTTCACTTCGATCTTCTTGTTTTGCAAGCCGAGACCGGAGAGTTTCTTTAAGGTTCGTACAGAGAGTTTCAAGATGGTCTTCGTTTGCTACGACGTGGTTATGTGGGTCGAAGAGAGAGTATATGTCTGATGGTAGCGTCTCAAGCGACTTCGTCAACAGCTTTTTCCTTTACTTCTGTAGGAGAAGGAGGGTTCGAACCCGACCCTGCTTTACCAAATACCCATTCGTCATCGAAGTATTGTACATTTTTGGGAATGAAACGAGTAAACTCTTTTGTATGAGCCTTGTCGATGACGTCCTTTAGCAAAGCCGGGCCTTCTGTTTCAAGGTCTACGGAGACTTCGCCTTCCATATAGAAGTAACCCTTACGACGAAAGCTTAGATTAAATCGTTCCATACAAGTCCTTTCAAAAGATGTCGGCCTTTCACCGACTGGGGAGCCTACGCAGGTCGACCGGTTAGGGACCAGTCCCTCCTCTTCAGTACAACAGAACAGTCTTCCCTGTCTGTACAGATGTACTGCTATCTGCTAACCCTTGGGTTAGTATCTCTTACACGATGTCTTCGAGATCGTCATCCAGTTCGTCAAGACCGAAGTCCTGTTCGAAGGTAGTCTCAGTCTTCTCGGGAGCCGCTACCTCACTCCGTTCGGAGGGAGCCGCCTTCAAGTCTTCCTGTGCCTTTAGGGCAGCCTGGTAGTACGGATCGCTTTCGTCGATGTCAGTAAAGGTCTGACGCTTGAACTCAACCAGTTCGAGGACACGGATGGCTCGTGGGTAGATGCCCTTCTTCTTGCCGGGACCGTTGTCTACGACGGCGAACTTAAGATCGACTACGCTGCCGTTGCCAATCTCCTTTGTATAATCCCAAGGCTTGCCGAGGATATCCTTGATCTCGATGGGATTGTTAGGGCTTCCGTCACGACGGAGTTCAGCTTGACGGAAAGTCAGATAAGGTCGGCCATCGAGGTAGGCAGGTTTTTCAACACCATCCTTCTCGTACGGCTCGCCACGACGAATCTTGTCGGCGATCTTCAGCTTCTTGGTTTCCTTCACAGTAGCTTCATCGATCTCCAGATCAACCTTCCACTCCTTGCCATCTTTGCTGTAGTTCAGAGAGAGCTGGTCAGGGAGGATTTTAGCAAAGCTAGTCTTGCCACGGAAGGTGTGAATCGTAGTAGTTGGCATCAAAAAGTATCCTTTCAAATAGAATAAAACGTCTTACTCTATACAATGATTATACCATAAAACGCGCACTTTGTCAAGTAAAATCGTACGCAGATGAGAGATTTATTTCAAGTTATTTTCTTTCAAGATTACGTCCAGATCGATAGGTCGGAAGTTTTGCTCATATCTTCGCCGTACCAGAATCGATAAGGTATTTCATCGCTGCCTCCATTGTGTGAATAGACTCTTTAAAAAGACCTAGCGCCCTGTTACAGTTATGACAAAGAAGCCCCCTTATTTTACCAGTGTCGTGATCATGATCTACTACGAGCTTCATTACGTGATGATCTGCCATAGTAAAACCTTCAGAACCACAAATTTTGCATTGATTATTTTGCTCTTCTTTCATTTGCTGATGTATTTCAGGTGTAATCTTGTAGAGTCTTTTAAGATACCAAGACTGTCTTGCAGTTTCTTGACATTCGTCTGAACAATACTTACTCCTAGTACCGGTAGGTGTGTAAAGGTCTTCACACAACTCACATCGTCGAGGAGTATGGTTATAATGACTTCGACTAATGTGTTTGAGACCATGTGAGTCCGACACTGACTGAGCACTCGATAGGGATTCTGTATTCAAAGAACTCTCCTGCTTTCTTGAAGCATTGGTGGAAAATTTCAATAAGAGTTTCGACGTGTTCAGTTAAGACATCCCATTGAAACTCGTCATGGATATTTCCTACAAGAAGGGCATCAAGATTTTGTCTACGAATCTCTTTGTGTATGAGGATCATAGCTTGTTTCATGATGCGACTTTCGTCACCTTGAAGAAGATATCCGAGCTTTGTATGAGGACGGTCAACAATGACAGGAGTTCCATCACAAAGTTTGATACGTCCTGTTCTGTCGATTTGTTTCTGGAGCGAAGTAAGAAGTTCATTCAATCCCGGAAAGTTATTCTGGAACCTTGACTTTACTTCTTTACCTGCACTCGTTGAACCACCGATGATCTGGCCGACCTTGGCATCTCCTGCTCCTAAGAGGTAGGCATAGAGAAAAGTTTTCGCGACAGCTCTTGTTGCAAAACCTCCAACCTCTTGGTTGTAACTGTGAGGGTCGCCTCCGAGGACTGCATCAGTGAACTCCTTGTTGTTTAGATAATTAGCGAGAACACGTAGTTGGATGCCTTTAGCATCAACACCCACCAGACGACGACGTAACCTATCGCGAGTGATCCATAGATCACGGGACTCATAAGTAAATACGCCGTCTTCGCCATACCGGACAACCTCTTTGCCGTCGACTTTCTTAATCCGTACGGCAGGTATATTAGCAGTGTTAGGGGCAGAATGCTTATAACGAAGAGTGTTGGCCAACCATAGACTTCCATGAATACATCCGGTGTCATGGTTGTATGCCTCCATCCAAGTGTTAATCATGTTACCACGGGCGTTGTAATCCAACCATTCCGCAATCAACTTTACTCCGGGGTTGTCTGTGCTGTTGACAAACCGTTCGAGTGAAGGTGCCAGCTTTCCCTTGACAACTGGTTGAGGTCGCCCAGTCTTAGTAACTTCGTCTTTTCCGTTGACCCAACCAAGAGTAAGTAACTTTTCCAATCTTTGATCTGGGCTTCCAATATTGAAAGACACATAATCAAAG